ATGAATCGCTACTACGTTTTAGAGAGAGAGATTAGGGAGAAAGTTCCAGGCACTGTTAGTGCAATAGAATGCATTGATTTACTGGACAAACTCTATGCAGTTAGGCATGATATAATTGATGAGATGATTAAACATGATTGGGCTGACAACAAAGAGGGTGAAACACCAATCCTGACTGTACTTCTGCAACTTGGCATACCTGAGAACCTTATCACCAAGATTGAGAAGGTTGTTATCCCAAATCATCCAACTGGTAAAACACTGAAGCAGTTTTTTAAAATGACGCCTGATAATTACAAGATAGAGGGAAACACATGCTACTTCAAGGAAGTAACAGTGACATCTGATGTGGATAAAGGGATCAGGGAGAAAAAAAGAAAATACTTAGATGGGTTTAACCAATTACAGGTAGAATTAGACAAAGCATTCAAAAGTGGTGGGTTAAGGAACAGGATAGAGATAGTATTTGATGTAGTTTCTGTCAAAATGGATGGTTCCAATATAAGTACACAATGGCCCAGTGCACGAGCACCTGGTGCAGTCCAACATATGAGATTAGTTCAAGCATTAATAAGTTTTGTCCGAGAACACCTTATTTCAGATGAGGAAAAAGGTAGCTTAGAGGCGATGTTCAACTTGAAATTTAATATAAGTGAGCCAGCATATGATAAGTTTAAGATCCCTGAATTTCCAGGATTATCAAGTGTTAATCCTTCACTAGAAGAACTTGTCGACCATTGTAAAAATTGGCTATCTAAGGAGCATCAATTTTCTTTCGATGAGGTCACAGGGGAATTGGTGCTGAACTCCTTTGAAAAGTTTGAAAAGGAGCAGAAAGAAATGTTTCCACACTCACGGAAACCTAGGAATTTCCTGCTAGTTCAGGCTGCAATTGACTCAGAATATAGCCCATCAACAATCATGACAGATCAATATGACACAAGATATGCCGTGCAAACAATGTTGCGAGAAACACCATCCACACCTGTCCAGACTTTGGTCCGTGACATGTGCCATGAGTTTGTTTCATTAGATCAAGATGATCTTGCATCTTACTATGCAAATAAAAGTACATTCATTAGGACACAAAGAGTTCATGAGCCTGGAACATTTAAGATAGGTATGTCAAGGCTGACAGATGATTCAAAGAAATGTTTAGACATTATTTCAGGTTCGATGAATCAAACAAAACTTGGAGAAATTGAATCCTTATACCCTGCTAGTTCAGCTGATGTTAATGAGGCCTCCCAAATTGTAGAAAAAATTCTCAGTGACCTGTGTATTTCATTAGATTTAGGTCAAGGAACATTCAAATCTAGGCCACCAAACACTTATGTTGATAGGGTCCTCAATAAATTTAATGAGGGGGAGATTGATAAGTTTCTGGTCCGGCCTCTTAGGAAGACTGTCTGCTGGCATATTGCTCATTTACTACGGGACATAACGGAATCACTTATTGCCCATTCTGGATTAAAAAGGTCAAAATTTTACTCAGTACATGCGTATCATAAGTCATCAGTCTTGTTATGCATACTTCCATCAAAGTCACTAGAAGCATCTGGGTCTTATGTTCGATTCATCACTGTCTTTAAGGATGCATTTGGTCTAGTTGATAGAGACAATCTTGACAGTATTCAAGAAATTGATGGTGTGAGGTGGTGTTACTCAAAAGTCATTAGTTTAGACTTGAACAGATTACTATCAATAAATAATAGCTTTGAAAAGTCATTCATTGCAACAGCTGTTTGGTTCCAGTATTATGTAGAAGATCAATCTCATTTTCCATTCCAAGCAGCTGTAAGGTCAGTATTTTCATACCATTTTTTACTTGCTGTTACTCAAAAAATGAAGGTGTGTGCACTGTTTGATAATGCACGGTACTTGATCCCTTCTTCTACAGCGTTATACTCAGGAGTCTGTTCATTGATAGAAAGATTTTCAAAAAGACACTTTAAGACATGTATTGAACTATATCTCTACATGCAGATTAGAAAGCTATTAGTATTACTTGCTCAAAATAATAAGTTAAGATTCTTTTCAAAAGTCAGGCTCTTGGGGTTGACGGTTGATCAGTCGTCTATAGGTGCTAGTGGTGTTTACCCATCTCTAATCAGCCCTGTTGTGTACAAACACTACAAGTCTGTTATCTCTGAGGTAACAACATGTTTTTTTATGTTTGAAAAGGGCCTGCATGGCACAATGACAGAAGAAGCTAAGGTCCATATGGAGACTGTTGAGTGGGCACAAAAATTTTATGAGAAGGAAGAGAAGTACGGGATTGATGAAGTCAAGAGAGGTTATCGCCTCTCTCAGGTTGGTAAAGATATTGTTGTGGAACAGCAATTATACTGTCAAGATGTTGTGGAGCTAGCTGCAAATGAATTAAATGTTATATTGACTTCAAAAACACAAGTCTTAGCAAGCTCAATTCTACAAAAACACTGGGAAAAGCAATACTTCTCTCAGCCTAGAAATATATCTTTAAAGGCAATGTCTGGGGCTGTACAAGAAGATGGACATCTTGCAGCAAGCGTGACAATGATCGAAGCAATTAGATATCTTTCAACACATAGAAATAACCCAACCGTTATTGAACTTTACCAAGAAACTAGGCACATACCCGCACAGGCCAGAATCGTTAGAAAGCACCAGAGAACAGAGGCTGATAGAGGTTTCTTTATTACAACACTGCCAACCAGAGCACGGCTTGAAATTATAGAAGATTATTTTGATGCAATTTCAAAGCATGTGTCTGAGGAGTATATATCATACGGTGGTGAAAAAAAGATCTTATCTGTTCAAGTTGCCCTAGAAAAGGCCTTACGATGGGCATCCGGAAAAAGTTCTATAACCTTAAGCACAGGAAAGCAACTGATGTTTAAGAGGAAATTGATGTATGTCAGCGCAGATGCAACAAAATGGTCCCCTGGTGATAATTCAGCAAAATTTCAATTGTTCACTGCAATTCTGCATAATGGTCTTCGGGACAACTTATTACGGAATTGTGTAATAGATGCTTTAAGGAACATGTATGAAACAGAGTTCTTTATGTCACGACGGCTTAGGGGTTACATTGAAAAAATGGATATCAAATCTGATGATATCAAACAATTCCTATCATTTTTTTCAGAAGAAGGGGGTAGATCAGGAAAGGTTAGGGGTAATTGGCTTCAGGGTAATTTGAACAAGTGCTCTTCTCTCTTTGGAGTAGCTGTCAGTTTCTTGTTTAAGCGTGTATGGCAGGAGTTATTCACTGAACTTAACTGTTTTATTGAAGTTGCACATCATTCTGATGATGCATTGTTTATATACGGATACCTAGAGCCTGAGGATGATGGTAGCGACTGGTTTTTATTTGTCACCCAAAAGATACAGGCAGGTGAGCTCCACTGGCATGCTGTGAACACTGATATGTGGAAAGCAATGTTCAATCTTCATGAGTACATACTACTGATGGGCTCAATAAAAATCTCACCTAAGAAGACAACTGTTTCACCTACAAATGCTGAATTCTTATCTACTTTTTTTGAAGGCTGTAGTGTAAGTGTCCCTTTCAGCAAGATACTCTTGGGGGCCCTGTCAGATTTACCTGGTCTAGGTTTCTTTGATGATTTGGCTGCTGGTCAGAGCAGGTGTGTCAAAGCATTAGATATGGGTGCATCACCACAGGTTGCACAACTGGCACTTAGTGTTGTGAACAGTAAGGTGGAAAGACTCTATGGTACTGCACCCGGGATGATAAATTCACCATTGATGCACTTGAGTGTGCAACCTGATGAAATTCCTATTCCTCTGGGGGGTCTTGGATCCAACTCAGTGCTTGAACTTGCTACGGCAGGTATAGGGATGGCAGACAAGAACAATCTAAGAAAGGCCTTGATCACGTTCAGACACAAAAATAGAGGTCGTGTTTCTTATCATTTAGGTTTGTTTAAGTATTTAATGTCCTTATCAAACGAGGTTTTTAATCATGAGAGGCTTGGTGAGTTTTCATTTACCGGAAAAGTCCAGTGGAAGATTTTCACACCAAAAAGTGAGTTTGAATTCCATGACATGTATTCAAAGCAACTAATTAAGAGATGGTCAGATGAACACCCCGCATACGATTATATCATTCCAACTACAAGGGATCACCTTCTTGTATACTTGGTTAGAAAGTTGAATGAACCGAGTATTACAGCCGCCTTAACTGTTCAATCACCTATTCAATTGAGGTTTAGAATGCAGGCTAAACAGCATCTTCCTGTGTGCAAGTGTGGGGATGAGTGGGTGACCTTCCGTCAGATCCTTGCCTCTGCACACTTATTTGCACAAAAATATGAACCAACACAGGAGGACCTAGACCTCTTCAACACACTTGCTGAGTGCACATTCTCCAAAGAGTTTGCTTGGCAAAATTTTCTAAATGGAGTCGATTGTGAGGTTCTGCAGTCAAGAAAAATTGCAAGACCTAAAGTGGCAAGAACCTTTACTGTAAAAGAAAGAGATCAAAATATTCAGAATCAAGTGTCAGTTGTCATAGCATACAGGTTTGCTACAACTGCACAGGAAATTAAAGATGTCCTTGCCCAGTCACGATTCCCAGAATCTCTCCCATCAGACCTAAAAATATTACATGATGGTGTTTATAGAGAACTTGGGCTGGACACAAATGACTCTAGAGTCATGAAAAAGATTGCCCCTTTGCTTTATAAATCAGGGCGTTCCCGAGTAGTAATTGTTCAAGGAAATGTTGAAGGGACTGCTGAGACGATATGTAGCTATTGGTTAAAGCAGATGTCATTTGTCAAGCAAATTAAAGTTATCCCACACAGAGAAGTGTTGCAAGCTGTATCAATTTTCAATGTTAAAGAGACCTCTGGTGATAGGTTAGATTTAGCTGCAATCAGGCTATGTATTGAGGTATGGAGGTGGGCAAAGCATAACGAGTTAAACCTACAAAGTTGGTTCCATAACTTATGGTTTGAGGATCGAACTCTGTTTGATTGGTTACAAAAGTTCCAGAGAAAGGGATTTCCTATAGTTGACCCAGAAATTCAGTGCGCAGGGCTGATGGTTTATGATGTTTTTGGCAACATGTCAGTTTTGCAAGTTCAGGCAAATAGGCGTGCCTATTCTGGAAAGCAATATGACGCTGACTGTCATCAAACATATAACGAGCTTTCTGGGATTTATGAGGGGGACTTAAGAGTTGTCTTTAACTTCGGTGTAGACTGTGCTAGGCTTGAAGTTTTCTGGGATAAGAAAGAATATTTGTTAGAAACATCTGTGACCAGTAGGCATGTCTTAAAGCTAATGATGGAAGAAGTTACCAAAGAACTGCTTAGGTGTGGGATGAGGTTTAAGACTGAACAGGTGACCAGAACAAACGCGCTCGTGCTGTTTAAGACAGATTCAGGCTTTGAATGGGGTAAACCTAATATGCCGTGCATTGTCTTCAGAAACTGTATGTTGCGTACAGGTTTAAGAACTCAGCACTCAATAAAGTCAGAGTTTAAAATAACAGTATTAGAGAATGGATTTAAAGCAATTGCCCAGCTGGATGATGAGAGCCCAAGATTCCTTCTTGCTCATGCATATCATACGCTCAAGGATATTCGATATCAGGCTTTAGATGCTGTTGGACCTGTTTATTTTCAAAATCTTTATATGAATCCCATCATACAGACAGGGTTGATTGAAAACTTTATGAAAGGTCTACCAGCTGTGATCCCACCAAATGCTTATTCCTTGATCATGAATAAGGCAAAGATATCTGTTGATCTATTCATGTTTAATAAGTTGCTTGCATTGATAAACCCAGACAATGTTTTAGATCTGAGTGGTCTTGAGGCAGTAGAAGGCAGTGGATACAGTACGGTGACCTCAATCTCCTCTACAGACTGGGCTGCAGAAATGGACTTAATGGATGATGATATTGATCTTGATGATGAATTCACAATGGATTTAAATGAACTAGACTTTGATGAGGTAGATACCAGTGAGGACATGAGGCATTTTTTACAGGATGAGAGTTCTTACACTGCTGACTTGTTAATCTCAGCAGAGCCGAAAGAAGTTAAGAAGTTGCGAGGTCTTATTAAAGTACTTAAGCCCATAGAACTTATAAAGAGCTGGGTAAGTAAGGGGATGGCTGTTGAAAAACTTTACAATCCGATTGGTATAGTGCTAATGGCTCGGTACTTATCTAAAAACTATTGGTTTGGACAACGACCAGTAAATCTGATGGACCCATACGACCTGACAGAGTTTGAGGCTATTGTAAGAGGATGGGGTGAGTTAGTTTGTGACAATTTTAACTTGATAGATAAGGATGCACGGGAGTTTGTTGAAAAAAATAACTGCTTACCTGAAGATGTTGCACCTGATTCTCTCTTTACCTTCAGGCATACAAAAGTTCTTATGGATAGGTTATTTCATATTGATAGATCCAAATCATTCTATTAA